CAGGGGAAAAGGAAGCAAAGTCTGTACAAACCAAAGCAGGTGACCATGAGATCGCCTATCAAGGTGATTTGACTCTTCAAGGTAACCGCGTACGCATGAAGGGCATCTCTGGTATTACCATGGATGCTCCTGATGTGCATACAACTGCAACCACTATCACCAACAAAGCAACAGGTGAGATCGTAAACGAAGCATCGTGGATCACATCATTCCTCACATGTGGTAGGATGGATGTCATCGCGATTTTCCAGACTATGCCAGTCTTCACTGGATCTTATAGTCTGGTCAACGGTTCTATCGTTGATATTACGATGGACGGTCCTATGAACAGTCTTTGTCCTTCAATGCATGTTCGTATGGCACTGGGTAGCAAGGGTGCTGCTGGTATGGCAGACATCGTGACTGGTTCTGGTTCTGGTGCCCACATGACACTCGTGGCCACTCCGACAGGTGGCATAGGCGAGATTGTTACTGGTGGTAGCGGTGCTATTGTTAATCAGGTCTCGTCTGGTCTCCTGTCCCACGGGGTAGGTACTGGTCTTGCTGCCTTTGGGTGTGCCCTCGGTCCCACCCAAATCTACGGTCTACCTGTGATGCTTAACTAATGATTTCTCCTCAATTTATCAACCACGCCTTCATCTACTTCAACGAGCGTCGTATCGTTATTCAAGATGATGAAGGTTATGATGAAACCGTCAAGTTCCACTTTGACGAAGAAGGTGCCGAAGGGTTCGCCCACATCTGCAACTTCCTCCAAGACCGTCTCCCCTCTGATTCCCGTACTTATTGTTTCTGATATGAACGCACAGATTATCGAAGTGAAATTGGAAGAAATCGAAAAGAATTTCGATTTTTGCTTGACTCTGGTAGAGCGGGGTCATACAATTAAGATAACTCAGGAAGACAAACCCGCTGTGCTCATGGTTCCGATCCCTGATTATCAGAAAGCACTCGATGTCATCGAGACTGCTAACAACCCACCGCTACCGCTTCCAGAAGGGTGGCAACCCGATCCCGTTGGAGTCCGACAGTATGTATCCGATGAACTCGCTGAAATGCAGAAGGAACTTAACAGTTGATGTGAAACTGTGGCGTAGTGACCATGATTGCAAGTGGCACTACACCCTCCTTGCGTATGAAGATGGCACTACCCTACATAGTAGTGCCAAGACCACGCTCAATGAAGCACTCAATGCTATCGAAGAACGTATCTACTCTCTCATGCAAGAGGAAGCGAACTGCCGATGAAGTTCAAAGTTACAGATGCCTTTTGTTATCTCGATACTTGTGGTATAGTTAGGATGTACATGATTGGTGGACTTCCATTCACCTTTGATGACGAAGGATTTGATGTAACAGATCCTGCTGTGATTGCAGCAGCAAACTGCAACCCACACTTCAAGATGGAGGATCTATACCGATGGTCCTCCTATCTGATCGAAGAAGAATGTCACCCCATCCTTTTTGACATGTCTGAATTGATCGAAAATTACCAAGATGTGCCTGATTAGCTCAGCTGGATAGAGCAACGGTTTTGTAAACCGTAGGTCGTCGGTTCAAGTCCGACATCAGGCTCTCTCATTCCTCCTTAGCTCAGCGGTAGAGCGAACGACTGTTAATCGTTTGGTCCCTGGTTCGATCCCAGGAGGGGGAGTTGTTACACCTAGAAGCATGTGGAGACTCTGGTGCTATGCACTCGGAAAAAAAGAAGGACGTGAGAAAAGAGAGGCAGATGTCATTGCTGGTATACGCACTCTTATACTTCTCACTTATCTTGTCACTAATTGTTTCATTGTCGCAGGGGTGATCCGCCACTGGAATAACAGTGGCACGACCGTTTGGATCTGTGCAGACAAACCCAGAGGTGGTTACTGGTGCGGGCAACGTTGACAGATCTGCCCAGAATGCCTATAATGTCCTAGTCCGTGTGAAGGATGTGCTCTATGACACTCAATGAAAATTTCTATGATGAAATTGTCAAAGATCTAGATTGCAACCCTTGGTGTGTCCCTCCCAAAGAGGGACGCCCTGAGGTTGTCAAACCAGATCCTAAAAAGTTCAACGATGACATATATGCCAAACAAAGGCGAAATCGTCTCGGAGACATAGTTGGTGACTATCTAAATGATGAAGAGGTTACTCCTCGACAGTTGTATGAAGAACTGCTGTCAGAAGTTGATGAATGGGTTCACTACCATCAACGTCACCTGAAAAGGTTTCAGGAATTCCAACTGTATATCCATGGACAAAGACCTGTGGACTTATAAATAACTTGGAAGAACAGCGTCGATGGTGATCAGTGGCAACTAAAAGAATATCACAACTTGATACGATTGCGGACGAACTGGTAACGGGAGAAGCAATTCTCCCTATCGTCATTTCGGATCCTCTGATTCCTAATAGAAAGTCTAAGGTTAATCAACTTTTCAGATCTATTTCTGCGGGATCAGCAGCAGCGCCAGGATTGGCGTTTGACTTGGATAGAGATACAGGTTTGTTCCAATCCAATGTGAATGAATTGGGTTTTACCTTTGGCAATTCTACTCTGTATAATACTAGAATCGCTAACACTGATGGTTCTGCAACTATCAGAACCACAGTTCAAGATTCGGCATCTGCCAATGCTAACATGATCATTCAACCACAAGGTAGTGGTTATTTTAGTGTCTCTGGTATTGCTCAGTTTAACGATAGCACAACTTACTTTACTGGGGACCAAAACCCATCGAAGAGAGTTGTATTTAATGTTGACACTGTTTCGACTGCTGGTGGTACAAAGAGATTTGACTTTCCTTCGGTTGGTAGTAATACAGTAACAACTTTGGTTGCGACTGACACATTTCAGTCCATCACCAACAAAACCATCATCATTAAAGACTCGGATCTTAGCATCACTGGTTCTACTGATACCGCTAAGATTGCAAGATTCGAGACTGATGCATGGAATGCTCCTGGTCAAAAGATTTATCGTCTTCCTGACTTTGGTGCTACTGCCTCTCAATCTACTCTGATTGATGACATCACCAGTCAGAATGTGTACAACAAGAACATGGTTAACCCCACGTTCTCTAATACACCATCTACTGATGAGAATGATCCTACTCGTTATGTGATCTTCAATTCATCTCTACTTACTAGCAATAGAACTGTTACGTTCCCCGACCTAAACGTAACTGTTGTGGGTGAGGCAGCAACACAAACTCTCACTAACAAAGTATACAAGGGTGCCATTTTTGAGGATGTCGCTGAGTCCTCCAAGAAGATTACATTCAATCTTGGCAACCTGAACGACAATACGAACTACTCTTGGACATTCCCTGAGGGTTCTGTTGTCGCACCACTAAATAATGGAACAGGTGCCAATGTTCTTGTCTCTGAGTTAGCAACGCAAACCCTTGCTAACAAGACCATGGAAGATATGAGGATTAACAATCCTAATAATCTGAACGGCATGATCACTATTGATGCATCAAACATTGAAGAGGCGGTCACTATCAGATTCCCTGCTGGTGATGCAACACTTCTCTCCACAAACAACACTGAATCACTGGGCGTTAGTTTCGGTGGTGCAATCGCTGCTCCCGTACTTGGTGGGCAACTTAGACTCCAATCATTTTTCCAGGCAGGATGGTAATTAACAAATGACAGCAGGAAGACTCGCAGCGTCAAAACCCGCTGCCACTACTAATACAGAACTCTATCGAGTTAATATCGAAGCAACAGCATCCACGGTGTTGACTGTTGCTAATCAGAGCGGTAGCGCCGCAACTTATCGTGCTGCTCTGAGAGATTATGATCAAATTCTGACTCTGGATGGCAATGAACCTTCTCAGTATGATTTTCAGAAAGGTAACCCAATTAGTGCCTATAAACTGAAAATCGCTCCTGGCATTACATTCAGTTCCGCAGTTCCTGGTACAGACCTTGCTAGTGTCAATGGTGGTATTGCTAAACTGCTAGATGTCTTCAAGGATACTGCAACTATCAATCGCTATGTTAAAGTTGATAAGGTGTATGGTATTGACACACTGGTTGATAACCTGATTGGTATTCTTGAAGTTGGTGAGACAATTACTGGTGCAACTTCTAGTTTGACTGGTACACTTCGCGCATTTGATGGTGTTACTGGTCAAATGTGGATGACCACTGCTGATGTAGGTTCTGCTGCAACAAGTGTTCAGGTTTCTCGTAACACTGGTCTTGCAGATGCTACTCTGCTGATGCTTACTTCTGACCCTGCTGTTGGTGGTACAGAAATCATTCAAATTGATGCTTCTGGTATTAACACAACGACTAATGAGTTGACTGTTACCCGTGGTATATATGGTACGACTGCTTCTGCTATCTCCGCTGGTAAGTTTGCTAAGTCTTTTATTGATTCCGCAACAGTTACAACTATTTCTGAGGGTGCTACCTATGCTGCGTCTGACGTTACTCTGACTGTAACAGATGCTACTGGTTTCCTTGAAGGTTCCTACATCAGAATTGATAACGAAATTCTGTTCATTGAATCGGTTGCTGGTAACGATCTGACTGTGACTCGTGGTCAGTATGGTACATCCGATGTTAATCATAATGATGGTGTTACAATCACTCAGTTGACTGACTCTGGTGACTATTATCTGAACTGGTTCACAGAAGCAGAATCAGTTTCTGGTGGCACATCTTCTGCAACTATTGACCTTAACTTCTCTCAGGGATCTACTGATGTAGAAAATAATGATAGATTTATCATTGCTGCTGATAGTGCATCCAACCCTTATCAGTACCCTCTGGTTGGTGCTACCATTGCAAACTTCGATAATGAAAGAGTTTATCGTTATGATCAATCAGATGTCTCTAATGTTGGTCACCCATTCCGTCTCTCAGAAGAGCAAGATGGTAACCAAAGTTTGACTGGTACGGAGTACACTGGTGGTGTTGTTAAGGGTGGTACTGCTGGAACAGATGGTTTCCTTGAAATTACAATTACTTCGGCAACTCCACTGAACCTATATGCATATGCAGAAGCAGCAGTTCCGAACACTCCTGATGCTAATGCTGGTTATGGTCACCCAATCGCCACAGTTTTGATTCCTTCCTATCAGGAAATTTATATCTATCAACTTCGTGGTGCTCCGTGGAATGCTGCTGACACGTTCACAATTGGTGGTACAACATATACTGTCGAAGCAAATGGCGTGACTCCTGGTGCATGGGGTTTCGTGCATGATTTTGATGCTGCTCGCAATGTATTGAAGATCTCTCTGGATGGAGATTCTGCTGATTTTGCTGTGAATGATTACTTCTACGATACTCCGACCATCGCAAACGCCAATCGTGTGATGACCCAAATAGTTACAGGCAAAGTCCTAGGAGTGGATACAATTGGTGCCGCCGATGCTAGTCGTTCTGCTGGGGATTATGTTGGTCTGTCTCCTACTGGTGGTAGTGGAACAGGTCTCAAAGTAGACGTTACTGTTGATGGTTCTGGTGCTGCTACTGTTACTTTGGTCAATGGTGGTAAGGATTATGCAGACAGTGAAGTTCTCACACTGACTGATGCTGTCCTTGGTGGTGGCGGTGCTGCAAACCTAACATTCAATACCAATTTGATTGGTACTGGTGATCAGGCAGGTGCTACTGCAAGAACTTACACCAATATGGAAGATTACATCGCATATGATGTATCGGTTGCTGCTAACAACTACGATAAAGTTACAGGCATCGTTATTGGTCCTGGTCAGAACCTCTTGGTATATTCTTCTGCCGCAGATCTTGCCTACGGTGTGTCTGGTTTCGAGACAGCATCTGAGGACTACACCTTCCTCTTGAACGCTAAATCTGCTGGCGATGGTGGTGCTGGCACTCCTTAATAAATAGTCCTAGGACTAACCGCGACCCTAGTAGGAATCCGAATAAATGGCACTTACTCGTCTTAAAAATATCATTACGTCCC